ACATCTTTTTCTTGATAGATGAAAAAATCTTTTCTAGATGGAATTACTTTAAATATAAATAGGAGTATTTTTTGTAAAGGAGAACATCCGTAAGATAAAGTGTATACTACTGGGAAAATGGTCAAAACCAATGATATCATTGCATAATTAAAATCACCATCGCCAATATAATCCCCTACAATAACCATTTTATAAAAAACCATCATATAAGAAAATTTACTAAAAAAACCGACTAATATGAAACACAATACTATTTCGATAAAATTAAAAAAACCCATGCGTTTTTGAATATAGTAATTGTATTCTAAAAATTTGTTTTTCATATGGTTACTCATTGTAATTAATTATATTCTGATAAGGGGTTAAGATTCACGGCTTCTTCTAAATGATCTGGCGCGAAATGAGCATACCTCATCGTTTCACGAATATTTGCATGCCCTAAGATACGTTGAAGCACTAAAATATTCCCCCCATTCATCATAAAATGAGAAGCGAAGGTATGTCGTAATACGTGTGTTTTTTGCCCTTCTGGCAGAGTAATGCTTGTCGTCGCCAATACTTTCTTAAAGGTCTGGTAGCAGGGTTTGAACATACGCCCTTGTCGTGTGGCTAATTCATCATGCAGCCACTGCGAGATCGGCACCGTTCGATTCTTCTTCCCTTTAGTCTTGAAAAAAGTCACTTTGCACGGAGACAACTGGGAACGGGTCAGCTTTTCCGCTTCGCTCCAACGTGCGCCAGTGGATAAGCATACTTTCACAATCCACGTTAGATCCTCATTGCCGTATGATTCACACGCCCCCAATAATTCACGTATATGGGGGTGTGTTAACCACGCCATTTCCTTGTCTTCTTCTTTGAAAACACGGATACCGTCTAGAGGATTAGGCAAATTCCATTCCCCTAGCCTTTTTAATTCACTGAACACAGCAGTTAGATACTGTAGTTCTCGGTTGACCGTGATCGGTTTCACAACCCAACGCTCTGGATTGTCATGGTATCCGTTACTGATTTCACCCCGTAACCGCTTATCACGGTAGTGCGCAAAATCTTTAGCAGTAAAACGAGACGCTATTGGGTCGCCCAACCCATCACAGACAATTTTCAGCTTTCCCATGCGGGAACTGATAGCCGTAAGAGATTGACCGTGTAAGTGATACCAGAGATCGATAACTTCACTAAGACGGCGGCGATCTTCTTTCTCTCCTAACCACGGCTTTTCACTGGCTTCATTCAGAGTGTATTGCTCAAACGAAACCGCTTCGCCTTTAGTGGGGAATGTTTTACGGACGCGCTTACTGTCACGCCCGTTAATACGAAAATCAGCGCGCCATTCTCCAGAGGGGAGTTTGGTTACTGCCATATGACTAGTCGACCTGTATCTGCATAAAATATGCCATTAGTTTATTTTCAGCCGGAGAAAACGCAGATTCGATGGTTACATCAGATAATTTAAGTGACGTAGTTGACCCGTTTACTAACGTAACCCCTTCCGCGTAAATTATTGGGAAGTTATCTATAAATACGCTGTAAAAACCTGATTGATAATCAGCTCCCATATCATTCTTGATATTTAGTGAAATGTTTAAGTCAGAAGTCTTAAAACTACCGAGAGAAAGATTGTTTTTCTTATATTTTTCAAGTTTAGATTTTAATGAAGGGGATATATCAAGGAAAACGAAACGCCCATCACGAGAGAACACTCGAATCTTAGGGTCAGATTCTTTAATTAGATTTGATGGACCATATGCAATAGGAAAAGAAAAGTGCGCGTAACTATTAAACTTCTTAGTAAAACACTCTTTAAACTCTGCACCTTGAATTATTTCGGGTATTGTTTTTGTTGCTTCAACAAGGCTTGCGGAAGGTTTTCTTGAATCATCGTAGCTATTACAAGTGGCAACCTCTACATATCTATTGGCCGCATCATGTTTTATTTCTTTTCCAAAAATACCAGACATCGGAATAGTCGCGTCCATGTCGACTTTACACCCAGTGAGAAAAATGGCCAGAGGTAATAAAAAAAATCCTTTATTCACTTTATGTTCCTTTTTAATTTAAATATGTTTTTCCAACGTTAAGAAAACTAAACCAACAGGTTTGACATCACTGACATCACAATCAAACTGCGCAGAACTACTACTTACTTTGATTTTGTTGCCCGGCAATCGAGCGATATCGCAAACATCAATAGCCCCGTCTAAATCAACGAACCAGCGCCCGTTGCTAAGGGTTTTGGCGTCTCTATCGATTACCCAGGAATTTTTAGTGCCATCTACAAACGCGGGAGAAGACACAGAAGCAGGGATGAGGGCTTTGTCACACGCCCATGATCCAACGGATTTTAATTCGCCGGATAAGAGCTGGTATTTCGGGATATCCGTTACGTTCTCATTAGCGGGTAGAGAGAACGCCGCTTCACCTTTCATGTCCCCCTGCCCTGTTACCAGCCACCGGAGAGAAACCCCCGTTTCCAGAGCACAAGTCACGACAATATCACCGGGGAAAAAATTACGGCGAACCCATGAACTGATCGTGCCGGATGACAGGTTGAAACGGTCACCTAACTCTTTTTGCATTTCAAAGCCGTAAGCATCCAGCATGCGTCGCAGAATCGGCTTACCCCCTGCCGAGAGCACCATATCGTAAAGGCTTTTACCCACTTTTCCTTTCAAACGGTCATTAACAACCGATGAACTTAAATTTTTAAGTTCCCCTGTTAATAACCAAATGAGATCGGCTCCTGTATCAATAGCACAAGAAAGAATTGCACTGCTCGGAACGCTGCCCCGTTGCATCCAGTTGCTTACATTTCCGGGATGAATTTTCATAACCTCGGCCAAAGCCTTCTGAGAAGAAACGTTATAGGAGGCATAGAGCCTTTCTAAAACCTCTTCAGCATTCTGAGTTTCACTAATCATTTTACGCCCAATGGAAATCTAAAGACTTTACAAAAGTCATAAGGTGTTTTAGATTGTCCCCCGTAGAGACAAAATGCACGCCAATGCACTAAAACAACAGCCAACTAGAGATATTGATTTATGACATCACAAATTGCAATCCCTTCCGGCAAGGACGTCATGACATATGACGAGTTTGCCGCCGCCTACGGGTACAGCCTGCGAACCGTTAAACAGATGGTTGCCGATGGCGATCTCCTTATCATGCCTCGTAAAAAAGAAGGAAGTGCCGCCCGTATTAACATGGTTGCTTTCCGTGCCCGGCTGCTACAGCAAGGTATCAATTGCCGTTACGTTGCTGCGTAAGTTCAACTTAATTATTTAAGTTAACAGGGATGATGACTATGTTTGATTACCAAATGGCTAAACAACCGCACTTCAACAACGCTTGCCGGGCATTTTCCAACAAGCAAAATCTGGCTGATGTGGCCGAGCGTATCGGCATGAATGCGCAAATGTTGCGTAACAAACTGAATCCAGAGCAGCCGCACAAATTGACCTGTGACGAGCTGATGACCATCACCGATGTCACCGAAGACGCCACGCTGATCGATGGGCTTTTGGCGCAGCTTAATTGCCTGCCAGCCGTGCCAGTGAATGAGGCAAAGGCGGAACGGCTAACCACGTATGTATTGCAGGCCACCGCCGCAGTGGGCGCGGTAGCTGCTGAAAGCGTATCGGATGAGCGTATGACGCCAGCGCGTCGTCATAACGTGATCGAGAGTATCAACGCGGGTGTGCGTTATTTGTCGCTGGTCGGCTTAACGTTGCAGGCGCGTATTCAGGCTAACCCCGCGTTAGCGTCAACCGTAGATGCACTGAGCGGTATTAGTGCGTCGTTGAATATTGTGTGAGGTGGGATGAACAAGACAAGTAAAAGCAGCAGAAATAAAAATGAATCCTGCTGCCTATGCTCATGCCAAAAGTGCAGTGAGATTCTTAATTCAGCTTCGCACGCAATAAAAGCTCAGGTAGAAGCTGAAAGAGTTCAAACCGCGCATCTTCTGAAACAGATGCGGCGGCAGGGCTGATGGTGGACGTTTTAAAGTCAAGCGCCGCTATTACATTTTCTTTTTGTTCGTTTGAGAGGGCATCAAAAAGGGCGCGAAGAAATAAGTCATGAGCACTGACGCGGTTTCGTGTCATTTCATTTGCTTCAGTCATGACTTGTACAAAGTTCGTTAAGGCTTGGTTGTTCTTAGCGTTATCTTCCATGGTTTTTCCTTTCTGGCTGTGTGGAAACACCAGAATACCATGCGCCGGGCATGGCTAAAACCCGGCACTTATTTGCAACCGTCTATCCGTGGGCGGTTACCAATAGGAAGGAGGAAACCATGCAAGCACCAATATCAATAGCGCCGTTCCTCTGGTGGCACCAGACGGAGACAAAACCAGATTTTACGATCACCAAAGGCAAAGGCCGTCAGGGGATCATCATCCGTAACCGCTCGGCAAATTATGCCCAGCGGGTTATCCGTTCTATCAAGTCAGTGCTACGGAGGAACGCATGACAGCCTTTACCGTCAGCAGTATGCAGAATTTACCCGCCGGGCTGCGCAACGTGATCGGCAAGCACTTTGCCGATAGTCGCTGGCGCGAAACCTGCGCGTATTACAACAGCCTGCATGAGCGCGACCGTTTGACCATCTGCTTTCATGCGCAGATGAAAAAGAGCCAGACCGTTTACCGTCTGGAAGAAATGCCAACCGCAGAACGTGAGCGTATTGTCTGTGCGATTGACGAGCTACGCCGCATGTTCTCGCTGAGCCGCAAACGTCGTGAAAAAACCTCGACCTTTTTAAGTTGGTTAAGCGTCGGTGAAAGACGGACGTTATTTTTTCATGCGGGATTAAGTGAAAATGAATTTAATCAGCCTTACTGGCGGATTGATGATGTTTCATGTCCGTGGCGAAATAAAATATCACATTCCTTAAATGAGCTATGCAGTTTGTTTGAAGCCGCCCCTGATATCCTGACGGCAATTAAACCCGAAGAATATCTGAATTAAATAACCCCTGAAATTAATTAGGCGCTTAACCGCGTCGGGACTCCCTTTATCTGAGGATTATATGCACATGTATAAAACAGTCGGTCAGGCGATGCACCGCAAGGCTGAAAGCGAGGGCATTCAGTTAATGCTTTCTCAGGCACGCACCGAGGCGAAAGCCGATGCGCACACGTCTTTTTCTTCTCGTCTGGATAAGCTGGCGACTCATGCCGCTATCAATGAATTAAGCAGCGTGGAAATTATCGAATTATTACGGCAGGAATCCGACGCCTTTAATCATTCCGGGTCAGATATCAAGGCGGTGATGTAATGGAAAACCCTGCTTATAACCGCGTCGATATCAACGGCAATTATGCAATAGCGAAAGTTGGCTATGACTTTGCGCTGGGCGAAATTAAATGCGGGAAAGAAGACGGTGACCAGCCTTATTTATCCACGCTGGCTGTTTATCAGAACCCCGTCAGCCTAATTAACGATTTTGTGCATCGTGCTATCGCCACCGAAATTTGGCGCGGGAATGTCACCGACTCAAAGAAGCTGCTGACCGAAAGCAAACGTTTTGCGGCGCTGTGCCAGTCAGCCTTTGACCAACTCAACAACGATAAGGAGCAAGAATAATGCCGGATGCTATGGACATGGTGCAGCAGCGCCAGCAAGACATGTTAGACCATCAGATCGCCAACGCCCGGAACGTCCAGCGCGGCGTTTCTGCGTTCGAGTGTGAAGACTGCGATCAACCGATACCCGAAGCGCGCCGCGCTGCAATCGACGGCGTGATCCGCTGCGCGACCTGTCAGGGCATTCACGAACTGAAAGGTAAGCATTATCGGGGTGGGTTATGAGTCCTCGCATTATGCCTGCTGGGCTTGTTCGTCCCAATTGTCCACCGTCTCCGCCGTCTCCATCCCTTGAGGCGCTGGGATTAGTAATCAGAGCACGCGAATTAGCACAAAAGATTGCCGAGCAAGAACGAGACAAAGCTGATTTAACTCAACTGGTTCTAAGTGAAATTAGTGGTTTTTTTGCAGGTATAAGCCAACCCGGCACGCCAGAGACAGCGGAAGAAATGCAGGCCGCTTTGATGGCGCGTGTTGAATCAGTGATGCGTGATCATCAATGACCATCACCCATCGGGGGCGCACCGCCCCCACACCCCCGCCACCTTTCCCCGGCAGCTCCCGCGATACGTTCGTGGGTGCGCATTCGTGGAATGCCCCGCGCCCGGCCATTGTGCCAGAAGAAAGACAGCTTACCCGTGAGGAATGGACTCAGGGGCAAGCCGTTTTAGCCAAAATTAACCAGCAACCGCACTTCCTGCGGGAAATCTGCCTGAACCGTTACGCGTACCTGAAAAAAAATAAAGGGATGCTCACCGCTAATCGTTTTCTGACTAACAGCTTTATGCAGCGCATGTGGCCGCGTATCGATGCAATCAATACCCGCCATGCCATGAATCGCAACGCTTCTGAGCGTTTCCTGTCTGAATCTGACGCCTATCAAACGTTGCCCGGCATGAATGACAAGGCGCTGGGGCGTCTGGCTGCGCGCATTTCCGGCCAGATATTTTCGGCGTATGAAGAATTGAGCGATGCAATGAAAGCGCAACACGGCGGCCAGCCTGATGCGCTCTTTACCGATGCAGCACAGGCCGAGCTTTTCGGACATGTCGCCAGAATGGCTCGTGCCTTCAATATCACCCCGCTTTTCTGGAAGAACTACCGCAAAGGTAAGCTGAATATACGTAAGGCAATAGCCAGCCTACGCCGACTGTTTAATGAAGAATGGTGGGTTCGCCAGCTTAAAGCCCAGCGCACCCGCTGGCGTGAAGCGCTGATGATTGCCGTCGGTCAGGTCAGTAAAAAGGCGTCACCGTATGCCAGTAAAATGGCGATCCGCGATGTACAGGCGCGCCGCTTGGCTAACATGGATTACCTGAAAAGCTGTGAGCTGGAGAACGTCGCAACAGGTGAACGTATCGACCTGATCGACAAGGTAATGGCGAGTATTTCCAACCCAGAAATCCGCCGTATGGAGCTAATGAGTACCATCGCGGGAGTGGAGCGTTACGCCAGCGAACAGCGAGACGTCGGGATGTTTATCACCATCACGACCCCGTCGAAATATCACCCAACCCGCGTGATCGGCAAGGGCGAAAACGAGACAGTCCAGTTTAACCGGAGCTGGGACAACGAAGCGTTTACGCCGAAAGACGGCCAGCGATATCTGGTCAAAATTTGGAGCAAAATGCGCACGGCATTTAAAGACGCAAGCCTGAAAGTTTACGGGATGCGCGTTGTCGAGCCGCATCACGACGGGACGCCACACTGGCACATGATGCTGTTTTGCAAGCGCGCACATCGCCAATCAGCCATCGATATTATGCGCCGCTACGCCCTGAAAGAAGACGGCGACGAGCGCGGCGCGGCTAAGTACCGCTTTGAATGTAAACACCTCAATAAAGGCGGCGCGGCTGGCTATATCGCTAAGTACATCGCCAAGAATATCGATGGGTACGCGCTCGACGGCCAACTGGACGACGAAACCGGAAAACCGCTGCGTGATATGGCCGCTGCTGTCACCGCGTGGGCGTCAACGTGGCGTATCCCGCAATTTAAACCTATCGGTATTCCCACGATGGGCGCTTACCGAGAGTGCCGTAGCGGCACGTTACGCAGCGTCAATCTTACTGACCAGTTCGACGAACAGGTCGAAGCGGTTCGCTTTGCTGCCGATGCTGGCGACTTTGCTGCATACATGGCCGCACAAGGCGGCGCGAATGTTTCCCGCGAACTGCAAACGGTGCGTGTTGCGCGCCGGGTGTCAGACAAGCTCAACGAGTATGACGAAGAAGTGCAAAAGGTTATCGGGATTTTCGCCCCGCACTTAGGCGAAGGTCATGTTTTTGAAACTCGGACAACCGAATGGCGCATCGTTTCTAAAGCCGTTGACCTTGAGCCTTTGACTTTAAAAATCGCTCCCAGCGCGCCTCGGAGTCCTGTCAATAACTGTGGGTTGGGTTCTCAACGGTCAGGCGCAAATGTCAAAACGCAGGCCGAAAACAGCGGCATAGCGACGACATCAGAAACCGATAACCCACCGATTGACTGGAATGACGACGCGGCTGTGAGGGCGCTAGGAATGCGTCTGCGTGAGCAGTCCGTCAGGAAAAACCATAAACAACGCGACTTTAACCCCAATACCCTCCGCGATCCGTCACCGTCAGCCAGATTAACGGGCGAAGAACGGGAACGGATACCCCGTATCCAGCGTGATTTGATGCGGCGCGGTATCAGTGTTCAACGCTGGGAGCTGGAAGCGCTGGCGCGTGGGGCAAAGATGAAGGTTGACGGCGAACTTATTTCATACCCGGCGGCTGATGAGTGGCCGGGGTTTAGTAATCAGATGGAGGTTTGATATATGGGTAAGTTAACAAAGAAAGAACGAGAATGGGTAGCTGAAGTGCAGGACGTTTTGAACCGTTGCCCCTCGCCAGAGAAAATTGGTTTCTACACAATTGGCGACCGTGTAGTGATGCTGTATGACCTAAGAAAATACGAGGAAATTTTCAGCATGGGGCTTGACCATTGTGTCGCTGTAGATCGCCTGAAAGCCGGTTTTTGTGAGGTGTTAATTTTTCCATCATCTGTCGAATCAACAGCCGGATAAGGGTTAAATAGAATGCCTAAATCCCCCGCAGACCGTAAAGCCGCCCAGCGCGCACGCCAGCGTGATGCTGGCGTGGTGAAAGTCGAGATTCATGTCGATGCGCAAGAGCTGGAAATGTTGAAGCGCAACTGCGCCCTGCGTCGTCCGGGGCGCGATCCGTATGATATCGACGAGTACCTGACCACGTTAATTCGTCAGGATGCCGCAGCCCTACAGCAAAAAATAGCAGAGCTAAGTCAGCGTAAATGCCAGAAATGCTCGGAGAAGTTACCTGTTTCCGAGTGCTGCCTGTCTGGTGCATCTGAGTGCTGGAATACGCAAGGCTGGCATGATTTAAAGTTAATTCTGTGAATGCCTCGGCGTGAAATGTTCTAGTAACATGTCACGCCGTTTTGCATGGCGTGGGACGCATAACCAATCAGTCACCTGTAGCACACTAAGTGATTGACGAAAATTTCAATATGTAAAATACTGTATGCGTATACAGTAAAAATAAGGAAATGGCACCCCTTGGAAAACACGGAACACATACAGGCCGTTTTGTCGCGGGTTCAGTTAATCGCCGACATATCGTTAGTGGCTCAGTGCGATGTAGACGAATTAAAAACCGCGATGTCAATCATTGCGGATTTGGCGAACGGCACGATAGAAACCAGAGAGTATCGAGAGATTAGTGACAAGTCGGAACTGGTCGAATACCTGAAAAAACGATTAGAGGATGCCGTCTTTTAGCCATGCATGCATAACCCGCATGATTTTGCATGATGATCTAAGCCCAATTTATCCCCGTTAACGCCATAGCTGGCGCGGATCGCGCTGGATCGTGCGAGTGCATGAAAAGCGACACACAAAGCGGGCAGGCGTGGCGGGGATAGCATTGCGCGCGTTACGTATTCAGTTCATAACTTGCAAATTAATTACCTTGATCATTATTTATATTAGATATTTAATTGCTAATTTCTTTATAAATTTCTTGTATCTCTTACCTAGATTGATTATATAAGCACTGACCTTTAAGTATTTATATTTTTCAATGTATAAGGAAAGTAAATGACAGAGCCTATTATTTATGAAAGTCCGGCAAAGAGGCTTTCGGGAATGGTACTCAACGAGAAATGGAATGTTGGTGAACGATTAACTGTCGGTGCACAAGCTGGAGGAAATGGTACAGGAGGGCATTTTTCTGTTTCTTATAAAGTTGAAAGTGTAGATAAAAAAACAAATGCATTTTTAAAGGCGTTTGATTTTCATAAAACATTACAAGATGCTATTAATTCCGAACATGACGTCATGGCTACTTTTGCAGAATTGACATCAAACTATCAGTTTGAAAATAAAATAAACGAAATCTGTTTATCTAAAAAATTCAAGAAAATTGTTAAAGTTTTAGATAAGGGACAGGTTGTATTAGATGGAAATTTCCTTAATGTTGTTCCATTCTTGATAATGGAAATGGCTGATAGTGGGGATATAAGAAAGTACGTTGAAATATCAGGAGACATTAGTTTAATTGTCAAGCTTGAATATTTAAAAGATATTACACTTGGTTTAAATCAGCTTCATGGAGCAATGATTACACATCAAGATCTTAAACCATCAAATATAATGGTTTTTTCAGAGCATGGAGCTAAAATCGGCGATCTTGGGAGGGCTAGTCTGCATGGAAATCATCATTGGCATGATGATTTAAGTATTGCAGGAGATTGCGGTTACGCTCCTCCTGAGCAATTGTATGGATTTAGACCCGCAGAATGGATTGATAGAAGACAGAAATGCGATTTGTATCAACTTGGTTCTGTTGTATCATTCCTTTTTCTCGGAATTACTTTAAATGGACTTATGAAGAAAAACCTACCAAAAGAAATAGCACCTCATATATGGGGTGGCACAGGAGATTCATATGAAGAATCCCTTCACCATTTAGAGCATTCATTCAATGAGGCATTAGCTAATTTTGATGATGTACACCCGAAGTGGTTAGGGGAGCGTCTAAAATCAATTGTTAATAGATGCAGTCATCCCGATTATAAAAAAAGAGGCATCATTAAAACAATAGGAATGAAGAGGCCAATATTAGGTTTAGATAGACTTGTTAGCGAATTTGATTTCGTCATAAAGCAATTAAAAATAAAAGAAAAATTTATTTAGGTGATACATGAGCATATTAAAAAAAACTGACAACAGAATTTTAGCCCCAGCCTGGAATAAATCAAAAGAGGCTGTATATTCGCCTGAGTTACGTTCATTAAAAATAGAACCTATTGCTAGCTTTAATTTATCCAGTTTAGGTATTCTCTATCACGAATTTATTAACAAACCAACAATAAGCATAGCAATTGAGTTATTAAGTGTTGCATTTACAGAAAATGATTTAAAAAAAACCAAAGATGCTGCTAAATATATATTGCTATCAAATAAAAACATGCCAAAGACACTAGCTGATTTCTGCGAAAAAATATTGAATGACAATCAGATAGATATTCATGAAGATAGTGACATATTTCAGAAGATAAGAGAAAAGAGACAGTGGTTGAACTCGAATCCAAAGGATTGTTTGTGTTGGGTAGATCTAGCAAGATTGTATATGAGTATTGGAGAAATAAAATCCGCAGAAAAAGCTATTATCGTTGGGTTTTCCCTATCCAATAATAACAGATGGGTTACACGGGTTACCTCAAGATTCTTTTTTAATTTAGATGACTATGAAAGATCACATCAAATTCTTCTGAAACACCCTAGTATAAAAACCGACCCATGGCTACTTGCCTCTGAATTAGCTATTTCTTCATCTTACGGAAGAAACACTAGGCTGTGGACTAATGCTAAAAAAGCTATCAGTGCTGGTTACTCTAAATGTCATTTATCAGAACTAAATAGTTCCATTGGAACGCTCGAACTTAATAATGGAGCAGTTAAAAAAGCGAGAAGTTATTTTAATGAATCATTATCCTTTCCGAATGGAAACATTTTCGCACAAGCAAAATGGGCTGAAAGGAAAGCTGACATAAAAGGACTGGTACCCCACGATATATTAAAAAAACATACAAAAGCATATGAAGCAAAATATTGGGAAGCATATTTCAATAAAGACATGAAAAAAGCATTATCTTATGCCAAAAATTGGATTAAAGATGAACCATTTAGCGCTGAACCAACAATCCATGCTTCATTTATAGCATCATTATTAGATGATTACAAAGAGGTTTATGATATTTCACAAAAAGGCATTAAAATTGAACCTAATGATATAACATTAAAACTGAATTCTATATTTGCTCAGTTTTCATTGGAGCAACTTGAACACCAATCATACCAATCTGGATATTTTAATGATTTTATAAAAAAATTAGAACCATTTATCAAGAATAATGAAGAAAAATACAAAGCACACGCTTTTGCTAACCTCGGCTTGGTCTATTATCGGAGCGGAAATATCGAACAGGGCAGGGTCTGTTATCAAACTGCAATTGATATATTTAAGAAATTAAATAACCCATCATTAGCTTTTGCAGAAATCATAAATCTGAGAGAGTCATTAATAGCTAACGCACCTTGGAAAGAAGATGTTTTTAAATATATAGAAAGAGTTTCGACAACGGGAGGTCATTGGAGTCAACCATTAGTTTCATATTACATGGCCAAACTTGATAGAATTCGTGATAATTCAATGGATTGGCGAGTGAAATTAACAGCGGAGCTGTTACGCAATGAAGGAGAAACCAAAAAGGATGACTCCCCCATTAAATTCAACCTTGATGGTAACAACCCAACAATATGGTCATCAAATAAAGAACTCCCCAAAAAAAAATAGCCAATATAAATATTCAAGGCCACAGTTTGCAACTTAAATCGTGGCCTTGATATATAACTGTATTATCACAGGACGTAATCATTAAAATTTATTAAATTTTCTCCTACCCACCGATTGACCTCCTTCATCCGTTCCTGTAGCGGTGTCAACTCGTTCCTGACAAAAACCTGACTCGCCTTTTCCACATCACCAAAACCGCCCGTATTATTCGGGATAATCCCCATCATCTGCGGCGGTACGCGGTGGGCGCTGAGCAGATCGTCACGGCTGGCATTCTTGATGTTAAAGAAATCGTCTTTCGTCGCCACCTCGCTGAGTGGCACAATCTTGATTCCGTCCGGCTTGCCGTTAGGCGCATAGAAGAACAGGTTCTTAAAATTCCCCAGCCCCTTTGTATTACTCATCGCGGCGCGCAGCTTATCTACGTCGGTGCCGCTTTGTGCTGCGTCAGTCACGTACATGATGTAACCCGCGTGTGCGCCATTTGATAATACTTGCGCCGGAACAGCGTCGCGGATTCATTCAGCCATGCCGAGTTTAACGAACTGATATATTCCGGCAGGCCGTACATTTCCTGATTAATATCAGGCTCAAGCAGATGGAACACGCTACCCGGTTCAAAGCGGTGCGGTTCTTTGAATGACTGCACGAACCAGTAAACATCGTCCTCTATCCCGCGCCGGGTATATTTGGCCGGGCTGGATTCCAGCCGCAATAAGCCCCCTACCCGATTCAATCGTTTTTCCAGAAACGCATTCCCAAACACCAGATAGTCGAGCACGAAGCGGCTAAAATCCTGCTGACTTAACAGTGGGTGCGGAATAAACGTGCTTACCAGAATGTTACGTTTCACGTAGATGGGTGAGCTGTGATGTACTGCGGTGCGCAGGCTTTTAGCCAGACCGCTAAAGCTGATCGGCGGCTCAATCCATCGGCCGTTATGGATACACTCGGCATAGTCCAGAATGTCGCGGCGATCCAGAACGGCGGACGGTTCACCAAAGGTAAATGCTTCCATCGGCTGCGGCTGGTTGACGGGTTCCGATGTTGACTTGCGATATTTACGCTTTTTCATTCGTTAAAATCCAAAATGCTGACAGGGACATGACCGTTAATCGCGGTCAGGGGTTCGTTTAACAGCGCGTGCATGGTTGCCCATGCCACATCGGCGTGGCTGATTTCCTCGCTGCGGCTGGCTTCATAGGTTGTGCGGTTACCGCTGGCCGTCATGGTTTTGCGTATGGCCATAAATGATTGGGTGATGTCGGTGTGGCTGGTGTCGTATTCCAGCCGCCCACTGGTGATCGTGTCTTTGGCCTTGAGCACCATCGCGGTTTTAATTTCCGGTGAGTATTTGATTTCGCGTGCTGCGGGGAAGAAGCCGCGCACAAGCTGGTAAACACCCTGACCGATACCCGTTGCATCAATACCGATGTATTCGACGATGTATTTTTCTGTCAGCAGCTTGATAGCCTCGGCCTGTGCGGCAAAATCCATACCTTTCCACTGGAAGCGCTCCAGAATGCGGAATTTACCGCCCGGTGCCTGCGGCGGTGCCAGCACCACACAGCCCGCGCTGTCGCCTGTGTGTGACGGGTCGTAGCCAATCCAGACAGGTTTATAGGCAAACGGGCGCAGCGCGTAGGGGTTAAAATCCTCCCACTCTTCCAGCGCATCGACCATGCAACGCTGTAATTCCTCAAACGGGAACACCGACGCCTTATCATCGACAAACTCGCACATCAGCAGGTTCTGATACTCTGCCGGGCTGTACTCCAGCGTGAGCTGGTCAAGGTCGAACAGGTTACAGCCCTCGGACAACGCATCTTCTACCGTCACAATCTGCCGCCACTGGCCGTCACCGCACAGCACGCCGCCGGACAAATTCGCGTGGCTTAAATCCAGATGGAGGTGATCGGCCTTGTTACTGCGACCCTTGTTGAACAATTCACCCGACCAGAACGGGTAAGCGCTGTGTGCCAGACTCGACGGCGTGGAAAAATAGGTTGAACGCCATTTCTTGTGCAATGACATGCCGCTGGCGACTTTGCGCAGCTCCTGAAACTTGGGGATCCAGAAATATTCATCCAGATACAGGTTTCCGGTGTAGCTCTGCGCGGTGCGAATGTTGGTGCCGAGGTAGAACAGGCGCGCCCCGTTGGGGAGCACCATCGGGTCGCCTTTCAGGTCAACATCGACCAGCCGGGCAAAGTCGATGATGTAGTTTTTAAAAACGTGTGCCTGCGCCTTACTCGCTGACAGGAAAATCTGATTACGCCCGGTGGTGAGCGCATCAATCAGCGCTTCCCGTGCAAAATAGAACGTCGCCCCAATCTGGCGCGATTTCAGGATATTGCGGATACGGTGCTGTAACCCGGCCTGATGCCAGCCGCGCTGGTACTCGAAAATCTCACTCAGGAAAATTTCGTTCAGCTTCTCGATAGCCGACTCGCTGAACAGGTTCTTTTCCGGTGCCTTGCGTTCACCCTTGTTGCGGTTGCGCACGTTGGGATTGAGATCGGCCTCGTTGCCCGTCTGGCTGTAGCGGTTCACCCGCGCCAGCCGTTCAATCTGACGGCCTAACAGGTCAATCTCTTTGTAGTCATGCCCCTCCTTTTTCGTCTTCATGATGAGCTGAATTAGCCGTGCTTCCAGACTGGCTTCAACACGCGATACTGGGGCGATAGCGTCCCAGCCGTCGCGCTGCTTCCAGCTCTGAACGGTCGGCGTTTTCTGGTTCAGCATTTCCCCAATCTGACGCACCGAAAAGCCCTGCCAGTAAAGCAAAGCCGCCTGTCGCCGTGGGTCGCTGATGATGGTGGTATCGATGGCTGTATTCATGACGGCAAGGCTACGTCAGCGCCTCCCCTCACCGCCTTAAGTGCCTGTTGTGCCAGCGGTTAGCGAACCGTGATAGATGGCGCGCCATAGTGTCACGCCGGATACTCGCCCCGACTTCCCGCAAACAACGGATGAGAAAATGGCAAAGAAAGTTTCTAAGTGGTTCCGAGTTGGTGTCGAGGGTGACACCTGCGACGGTCGCGTGATTGACGCGAACGATATTCAAAACATGGCGGATACGTTTGATCCGCGTGTCTATGGTTGCCGCATCAACCTTGAGCACCTGAAAGGTTTACTGCCTGACAGCCCGTTTCGCCGCTATGGCGATGTAGTCGAGCTGAAATCAGAGACGATTGATGACGATTCAGCCCTAAAAGGCAAGCTGGCGCTGTTCGCCAAAATCACCCCGACAGATGAACTGGTGGCAATGAATGAAGCCAGACAGAAAATCTATACCTCTATGGAGATCCAGCCCAATTTTGCCAACACAGGCAAGAGCTATCTGGTCGGTCTGGCGGTCACCGATGACCCGGCAAGCCTTGGCACAGAAATGCTGGCGTTCAGTGCGAAAGCCCAACACAACCCGCTGGCAACCCGTAAATCTTCCCCAGAAAACCTCTTTTCTGTCGCCACCGAAGTGACGCTGGAGTTTGAAGACCTGCCGGACGTGGAGCCGACGCTGTTAACCCGCGTAAAAGCCCTGTTTGGCCGCAAGCAATCCAGTGATGACGCCCGTTTCAATGATGTGCATGAGGCGGTGGCCGAAGTGGCCGGACAGGTACAGACCAATGCCGACAGCGTGGAGCAGCGCTTTACCCAGCTTGAGCAGCGCCAGCAGCAGGACGTTGCCACCCTGACGCAGAAGCTGAGCGCCAGTGAGCAGCAGTTAAGCGACCTCAAAGCCACGCTGGACGGCACAGAGAGCTTGTCGCAAAAGCGCCGCCCCCCAGCAACAGGTGGCGACGGCGAAGCCTCGTTGCTGACCAACTGCTAACCGAGGCGCTGACCCTCGATACCCTTTTTCGGAAAGAACAGGAAAAACAATGCGTAAAGAAACCCGTTTTAAATTTAATGCCTACATGACCCAGCTTGCCGCACTGAATGGCGTTGAGGTGGAAACGCTGAGCAAGAAATTCAGCGTTGAGCCGTCCGTCACGCAGTCGCTGATGGAGGTGGTGCAAGAGTCCTCTGACTTCCTGACCCGCATCAACATCGTGCCGGTTGCCGAGCTGACCGGGGAAAAGATCGGCCTCGGCGTGTCCGGGTCAGTTGCCAGCACCACGGATACCTCAAACGGTGACGAGCGCGAAACCGCTGACTTGCTGAGTCTGGAAGCGCGTCAGTACAAGTGTGAACAGATGAACTTTGATTTCCATATCCGCTACAACACCCTCGACCTGTGGGCGCGTTTTCAGGATTTCCAGTTGCGTTTGCGTAACGCTATCGCCAAACGCCAGTCGCTGGATTACATCATGGCCGGATGGCACGGCGTCAAACGTGCCGCGACCTCTGACCGTGCTAAAAATCCGCTCTTGCAGGATGTGGCGGTGGGCTGGTTGCAAAAGTACCGCAATGAATCTGCCAAACGAGTGATGAGTAAAGTCGTGGGCGAAGACGGCGCAGTGATTTCCGAGAAAATCCGCGTCGGTGAGAACGGCGATTATGTCAGCCTCGATGCCCTGGTGATGGACGCGACCAACACCATGATCGACGAATGGCATCAGGAAGATCCGGATTTGGTGGTGATTTGTGGCCGTCAGCTACTGTCCGATAAGTATTTCCCACTGGTCAACAAGCAGCAGGAAAACAGCGAAATACTGGCCGCTGATGTGATTATCAGCCAGAAGCGTATCGGCAATTTACCTGCCGTGCGCGTGCCATACTTCCCGGCCAATGCCCTGATGATCACCCGTCTGGATAACCTGTCTATCTACTACATGGACGACAGCCACCGCCGCCACATTGAAGAGGTTGCCAAGCGTGACCGTATCGAAAACTACGAATCCATTAAACAGGATTATGTCGTGGAAGATTACGGCTGTGGCTGCGTGATCGAAAACATCCAGCTCGGTAAGTTCCCGAAACCGCCGGAAGCGGAAAAAGCCGCAGAGCCTGTCGCGTCAGGTACTGAAAACCCGACTGAAACCCCAAACGATAACAACAACGGAGCCTAAGCCATGTTAAGCCCCGCCCAGCGTCACATGATGCGGGTGTCGGCTGCCGAGGCGTCGCAGCGGGAGAATGATCCGCTGCGACAGGCCACCGGATACGAGCAAATGCTGTTCCGGCTTGCGGCTGACAAACGCACGTTAAAACAGGTGCGCTCCATTGAGCGTAAAGCAGAGATGAAAAGCGGGCTGTTACCCAGCTATGCGCCGTGGGTGGCGGGAGTGCTGGCAAACGGTCGCGGCGCACAGGATGCGGTCTTGATGACGGTCATGGTGTGGAAGCTCGACGCCGGGGACGTCCCCGGCGCGCTGGAAATTGCCCGTTATGCACTCCAGCACAAGCTGGTGATGCCGGAGGGCTACACCCGCCCAACGCCGTACCTGTTAGCCGAAGAAGTCTCCGACGCCGCAACCCGCGCCCATACCGCCGGGCAGTCGGTCAATATTGACCTGCTGATTGACACGCTGACCCTGACCGATGCCGAAGACATGCCCGATCAGGTGCGCGCCAAACTGCACAAAATCATCGGCCTGATCTTGCGCAGCGGCAAGCCGGAGCAAGCCCTGTTTCACCTGAAACGCGCCTTTCAGCTTGATAGCCGAAGCGGTGTGAAAAAAGACATAGAGCGGCTGGAAACGGCGCTGCGCAAAGCAGCGGCCAGCCGTTAACCCAACGCGCCCCGCGCCGGGCGGCACACAGGCCGGAACAGTTCACTGTTTTCTGAGCCTGTGTCCACCGCCCACCTATTCAGAGGTTGTCATGACGACAATGATTTTTCCCGCGAAAGCGGAGCCACGCCCGGATGCGGTGGTTATTCCGGTGCCCGCGAAACAGGATGCTGTAATCGAAAACACCTTCTTCTGGCCGGATGTGGAGCCGGGAACGCTGCGCACGCTGATGCGCCTTGAGAACACCGTCACGCCGGAGCGCCTGCGCCATGCGGCGAAAACCGCCATTTCTGAGGTTAACGCCGAGCTGTACGAGTACCGCGAGGCACAGATGGCGGCAGGGTTTAAAACGCTGGACGCCGTTCCCGCCGAGCGACTCGACGGCCAGAGCGAAAAAGAGCACCACTATCTGTGTGCGGTCAGCGCCATTACCACGGCGACGCTGTACGAGCGTTACCGAAGCTATGACGCCAGCGCCAAAGGCGACCGCAAAGCCGACGCGCTCGACGGCACGATTGATGAACTGTGGCGCGATGCGCGCTGGGCTATCAGTCAGTTGCAGGATGCGCCCCGCTGCATCATCGGGCATATCTGATGAACGTTATTGCACAGCAGGGCGACACGCTGGACGCCCTCTGTTATCGCCATTACGGACGCACGCAGGGTGCTGTCGAGGCGGTGTTAGCGGCTAATCCGGGGTTAGCCGAATACGGGGCGATTTTGCCCCACGGCACCGCGGTAACCCTGCCGGATATTGCCCGCGCGCCTGTCGCAGAAACGGTGAGTTTATGGGATTGAGTATGGAAAGAATCACGTCGTTTATCGCGTACTGGATAAGCGTCGCGCTGGCCTTTTTCGGCGCCATGACGCCGCAGGATTTCGCGGCCTATTTCGGGGCGCTGGGGGTGGTGTTCACCGTTGGCGTTAACTGGTACTACCGCCGCAAGAGTTACCAGCTATTGAAGAGCATCGATCCCCGCGAGGTTATTCATGAAATCACTCGTTAAACGCTGCGTTATCGCCACGGTGTTAGCGCTGGCCGCGTTAGTACCGGATTTTTCCTTGCTGAAAACATCACAGGAGGGGCTGGCGCTGATTGCCGACCTTGAGGGGTGCCGCTTAAGTCCCTATCAGTGTAGCGCGAACGTGTGGACAAACGGGATCGGACACACCGCAGGCGTGATGCCGGGGAAAACCATCACCGAGCGTGAGGCGGCGGTCAATCTTGTTGCCGATGTGTTGCGGGTCGAAAAGGCACTGGCGCGTTGTATGGCCGTGAACATGCCGCAGGCCGTCTATGACGCCATCGTGAGCTTTGCGTTTAATGTCGGTGTCGGTGCGGCGTGTCGCTCTACGCTAGCGTTTTTCATCAACAAAGGGCAATGGCGCAACGCCTGTGATCAGCTATTACGCTGGGTCTATGTCAACGGCCAGGTATCACGCGGTATTGAAACCCGTCGCCAGCGTGAGCGTGCCGTCTGTCTTAAGGGGGCTGCATGAGCACGTTTACCCGCGTAATCCTTGTTGTTGCCGCGTTGTTCATCGTGCTGCTGTTCGTGACTAAGCGGCAACTGTCTGACGCGGAAAAATTGATTAGCGAACAGAGCGAAACGCTGGTTAAGCAGTCGCTTGAACTACTGGTAAGGGATGGGGTGATCGACGCGTTGCAGTCCAGCGCGATACGCAACGAACAGGCACAGGCGGAACTCCGCACGAAACTGTCACAGGCCGGGCAACTGGCCGCAGGGCGCGAACGTACACTAACGAGGTTGCTTAATGAAAACGCCGATTTACGCCGCTGGTACAGCGCTAATTTGCCTGACGATGTTAAGCGGTTGCACCGCCGCCCCGCCTTTGACAACCCCGACGCTTATTTACGTTGGTTGTCCGAAAGTAACGAGCTGCCCGATGCCGGGCAACAGCCCGGAAACGAACGGTGATTTAAGCGCAGATAACCGTCAGTTAGAAGGCGCACTGGTGAGCTGTGCGCTACAGGTCGAAACTATCAAACACTGTCAGGAGCAACACCATGCTGAAACCCAACAGCCTGCGCAACGCCTTAAGTGACGCGGTGCCGGTACTGAAAAATAACCCGGACATGCTGCATATCTTTATCGACAGTGGCGCGGTGGTGTCCACGCTGGCCGCGTCGCTGTCGTTTGAGAACCAGTACACGCTGAATCTGGTTATCACGGATTTTACTGACGATATCGACTGGTTATTAGTGCCGATTCAGGCGTGGGTACGTGAAAATCAGCCGGATATCGGCCATGATCGTAAGGGCTTTACCTATCTGGCTGACATTAACGATAACGGTAGCTGTGATATCAGTATCAGCCTGAAACTCACTGAGCGGGTGATCGTCAAAGAGGTAGACAAGGCATTGCATGTGACCCACGCACCAGAGCCGCCGTTACCTATTCCTGTAGAACGTCCCGTATCGCTGTACCTAAGCGGCGAGTTAGTGAGCCAGTGGCATGAATGAGCTGAAACCTTTTGACGACAAGCTGGCTGGGCTGCTTGCCAGCCTGTCGGCGTCTGGCCGTCGAAAGCTAGCCGGAACGGTGGCAAAAGCCCTGCGCGTTAGCCAGCAACAGCACATCAAAGCGCAGGCAGCACCGGACGGTACGGCCTATGCCCCGCGCAAAGCCCAGCCGATTAAGGGAAAAAAAGGCCGGGTGAAGCGCCAGATGTTCCAGAAGCTGCGCACCGCTAAATACCTGAAAGCCAAAGGCACCGCCGATACGGCCAGCGTGGAATTTATCGGACGGGTGCAGCGTATGGCGCGAGTGCATCACTACGGTTTACGTGATCGACCTAGCCGCAACGGTGCTGATGTGCAATACGAGGCAAGGCCGCTGTTAGGGTTTAGCGATCGGGAGATAAAAGAAGTTGAGGGAATGCTGATAGAATATTTAAGTAGATAAAATAAACCCCGCCTGGCGGGGTCAAATACAACGTGTGGCAATCACGTTAAAGCCAATGAAAACCACGGGCTATAAGGCCAGCCAGCCCTAACGCTACTGCGATAATGGCACCAAAAAGTAACCGGAAGTCCGTACGTGAATCACGTTTGATCTCACGAACATCATCCTTAATATCTTTCATCGTATTTTTGATGTGTTCAACATCAGATTCGACTTTACCCACTCTAGCTTCAAGCATTCCTCCGCCTCCTCCTGATGAATCACTACCTTTTTCACGGTGCTGAGGAAACCGTCCAATAGTGACGTTACTATTTTCTGCTTCAGGCATCATTCCCTTGTGTCTCCTCGATCCATTTTACCACAGGATAAACGGCAAAGTGGCTAGTAAAGCCGCAGTTATTGCATATAAGTCTGTATTGATAATGCGTCAAGGAATGGGGTGGGCCTCCGGCCTCCAACTTGATGAAATCAACGTAATGACTCTGGCTAGAACCATTCGGCCCTATTGAGATCGTCTGTGTTTGCGGGATACCGATATCCTCACTACCACAGGTAAGACATTGAACGACAGGCACACCATGTTTATACAGAAACTCAGAGAACAGTTCAGGCGTAACCTTTTCCAACTTTTTCTGGAGTTTTAGCGCATTTTCCCTAAGCCTTGTTTCTTCATCACTGAATTCTTGCATGATTGTGAACCAACAATAATTATCGTATTTCGAATGTATCATAATGATTTTATTAGTCGTTACTGATCATTTGATCACAATATGGTCGACGTAAATGCTGTTGACTCCAGAATAGCTATTCGCTATGGTTCGCTCCACGAGGACTCAAAACCTCTTCTCAGTGCGGTCAGAACCAACCCCGTTAGTGTTGGATTTTTTATGCCTGTCATTCAGTGGACGCATCGCGCGGCCACACCCCGATTAATGTCGGGAGGGCGACGAATACAACACCCGCAAGGGGAATAAGTCCGCGGCTTCACTGAGCCGTTTTGAGCCTCCCGACACCACCATCAAAAGTGGTTATCTCAAAAAAATCAGTGAGGTCATTATGACTACCCAACTATCCGTAGAAAGCCTTTCCGTTGTTACTCACAACAATATCCCTGTCGTTACTTCTGAGCTACTAGCTCAACTTTACGGTACGGAAACTGTTCGCATCCGACAAAACCACAAACGAAATAGTGATCGTTTTATTGAAGGGAAACATTTCTTCAATCTGAAAGATGCTGATTTACAAGACTTTAAGGACAGAGTATCTAAAAGATACTCTGTTGATAACAACAGACCCGATTTAAACGGGTTAGTCGGTAAACGCGCCCGTAGCCTCATCCTCTGGACAGAACGCGGCGCAGCCCGCCACGCCAAGATGCTGGAAACCGATCAGGCATGGGATGTGTTCGAGAAGCTGGAAGAATGCTACTTCAACCCGCAGGCAAAAGCCGTTCAGCCACTACCGCAAAAGCCCGTTCACCCTTGCGAGCTGGAGTTTTATATTCCTGAGACGCCGCTTATCTTCAACCATATCCAAACCTCGCAACTCAATGCGTTATTCAAATCTGTGGAATATCTGACCATGGATTTTTGGCCGCATATGCAAGCACTATTCCCAACACTGGATTGCAAACACGGGTCAGCGGTTAATACCGTAAATTTGTTGATGCGATTATTGAAGGATAAGCGTGCAGAGTGTGATGCACTGAGTAAGCAGAACTGATTTATAGATAATTGCCCCGCTGGATGGCGGGGCTACACATTCACTTTCCCTTCACGCTTTCAATCAATTTGGCAATTTGCTCAATCCCGTCAAAGGTTGAGGGTATCTTATCTTCAGATGGCATGATGTTTGAAAAAATTATTGATTCGAATTTTTCCAATGAATTTCCGTCATTGGCTTTCATTTCCTTTGCATACTCAGAATATTTTTGTATAAAAGTGCAAAGAGTTTTCCTTAATTCAATTTGGTTCACTTGTGCTTTTATAGATGTGTAATTACTCAAGGAAATCCTAAAGTAATAAATAAATATGAAAGTCAATGTAAAGGCCGGCACCAAGCTAAGTAGCGAGAGCATTGAATCAAGTTTAATAACACCGTTGTAAACTAAAGAAACATCGATACCAAAGGGTAATAAAACTAAGACTCCAAGCAGGAGAGTAAACCAGAAGGATCGTCTTGATTCTATCTTTTTCTTATCGGATAGGTCATCAAATCCGCGATACAGGCCAACAAAGTTAAAAGCGTTTTCTTGCTCATCTAATCTTTCCTTTAGTTTTTCTACTTTGTTTGTTTGTGTTTTAATTTTTTCATTCCAAGTATCCATGGTTTCTTTCATTACTGTTTCAGCACGGGCAGCATCTATAAAACTTTGCACATCGCTATTTTGATATTTTTCACGACATAATGTAAATGGCATTTCATATAATGCATATGCAATTTGAACTTGTGCATCATGATCAAATTTGTCTTTTTTATAAATCACAAAATCTTTCACCCTAGCTAAATCAAATGAAAGATCGTTGGGCTGATAAAAATGAAGCTCCATTAAAAACCGAAATAGCAAAGAAAGAAAAGAATCGGTCTCTTATACACATCT